ATCATGCGGAACCTGCTCGACAATATGTACAACCAGAACTTTGGACGGTTTGCCGTACTTGAAGGTCAAGCGAATCTTGACGATTTGCTGACCGCACGCCCGGGCGGTATAGTCCGAGTAAAATCACCGAATGCAGTGACACCTCTGGCGACTCCCGCATTAGAACCTTATACGTTCCAGATGCTAGAGTATATCGACCAAATCAGAGAGTCACGGGCCGGTGTCAGCCGTACAAGTCAGGGCCTTAATGAGAACGCTCTGACCAGTCACACAACCGCTACAGCGGTCAATGCTGTGATGACGGCTGCTCAGTCCAGAGTAGAATTAATCGCAAGACAGTTCGCAGAAACCGGTGTCAAGGATTTGATGTGCCGAATCTATGAACTGCTGCTAAAGAATATGGACAGAAAACGTGTAGTCAAACTACGTGATGAGTGGGTTGAGGTCAACCCCTCGTCGTGGAATGACCGTATGGATGCGACTGTATCGGTCGCTTTGGGACATGGTAATAAAGATCAGCAGATCATGCAGTTGACTAGCCTCGTACAGATGGCTGCCCAACAGGGAGATTCCCCAATGATCCAACCTGAGAATATGTACAACCTGACTGCATCATTGCTCAAAGCAATGGGCTACCAGAATGTAAATGATTACTTAACTCCCCCAGACAGACAGCAGCCTCCTCAACCCGATCCAATCCAACAGGCCACGCTCAAGGCGATGGAAGTGGAAGATCAGGTCAAGCAGGGAGAACTTGAAGTCAAGAAGATGAAGGTTCAAAATGAGATCGAAGAAACCAAGATGGACGCACAGTTCAAGATGGTTGAGATGGAGATGGAGGCTGACAGCGAACGACCTGTCAAGATAGGATGACCGAAGAATTACGCGAAGAGCACGCTAAACGACTGATCAATGACAAACTTTACCAAGAGTCATGGGCGGTCCTGAAAGAACAGTTGATGTCAGAGTGGCAGCATAGCCAGCACCTAGACGTTGAACGGAGAGAGTCCTTGTGGCTGTCCGTTAAACTCCTAGACCGGATACAGGCTCACTTTGAATCTATCGCTGAAACTGGCACTATGAATGCCTACCTAAACAAAGAACATCCATACATTTAAGGAAAAAATTATGAACGACAAAACAGCGGATACGGCAGAAGCCCCCGCAGAAGATTTGGGTAAAGCCATGAATTTGGTTGAAGCCCAAGAAGCAATCCTCAAGACCTTGGAGGCTGAAGAGGCCCAACCAGAAGTCACAGAGGAAGCAGAAACTGAATCGCAACCTGTATCAGAGGACGAGGAAGTTACGGCAGAGTACGAGGAAGAAGACGAGTACGAGCCAGAGGACAATCGAGAGGCAGAAGGGGATGACGAAGATGATGTGTTCATTGTCAAGGTTGACGGTGAAGATACTGAAGTCTCGTTTGATGAACTTCTAGAAGGATACTCCCGACAGTCTGATTACACCAAAAAGACGCAAGCAGTAGCGGAAGAGCGAAAGGTTATTGAACAGGCCAAAGAGCAATTCAAATCCGAGTACCAAAATCTGCAAACCGAACGTCAGCAGTATCAGCAAGCCCTTGGACAATTGGGCGCACAACTAAACGCCGGTATCATGCGATACCAGAACGTAGATTGGGCAAAGTTAAAGGAAGACGATCCAGTCGCTTATGTCACCAAGCGTGATGAATTCCGTGAGGAGCAAGAGCGAATCCAGATGGTCCAACAGCAGATGCAGCAAGTCCAACAGCAGTCTCATGAAGATGCAGCAAAGATTCATCGTGAGGCCGTGGTTACGGAAACTGCCAAACTGAAGGAACTCATCCCAGAATGGAGCGACACCGAGAAACAACCCACTCTATCGAAAAGCATAAGGGAGTATGCTTTGGCAGAGGGATACCAGAAGGAAGAAGTTGATTCCTTAATTGACGCAAGATCAGTCAATGTCCTGTTGAAAGCCATGCGATATGACGCTCTGCAAAAGGCAGATGTCAAGACCAAGAAAGTGCGAAACCGACCCAAGATGGTTAAACCCGGAACTAAGCGGGCCAAGTCAGATGCTGCAAAGAGGCGTAAAGCCGAACTTTCTAAAACACTTCAAGACTCTGGCAGTTACAAAGATGCTGCCAAGTTAATTGAGGACTTGATATAGGAGAAAAATATCATGGCAGTACCTACAGATACGCGCCTAACGTATGGCGCAGTCGGAATCCGAGAGGACTTGTCCGACATCATATACAATATCGCTCCGGAGGAAACTCCGTTCATGAGTGGTATTGGTCGCAGTTCTTGCGACAACACCTATTTTGAGTGGCAAACAGACACTCTCAACGGTGGAAACGATAACCGCAAACTTGAGGGTGATGATGCAACTATCATCGCTGTTGATGAGCCGGAGCGTGTCGGTAACTGGACGCAAATCAGTACCAAAGCCGTTCAAAGTTCAGGCACCGCTGAGGCGGTGGACTTTGCCGGCCGTAAGTCTACTCAGGCTTACCAGATGGCTAAGCGCGCTAAAGAGTTGAAACTTGACATGGAGTCTATGCTCCTAGAGTTGTCTGAGGCTGGTTCCGCTGGAACCTCGTCTGCTGCGAGAGCAACCAAGTCTGTCGGCTCTTGGATCACGACCAACGCTGTTGTTGGAACCGCTGTTTCCGAAGACGACATCAAGGAAGTGATGGAACTGTGCTGGGAAGCCGGTGCCAAACCTACCGTCCTGATGTGTGATGGAGTTGTCAAACAGGCTATCTCTGCATTGTCGCAGAGTGTGTCAGAGTTGCGTACCGCAGCGAATGACAAGTCACCCGCGTATGTCGTGGCTGCCGTTGACATTTATGTTTCGGATTTCGGAAATCTTCAGATTGTTCCGAACCGTCTGATGCCAGCGCAAACTGGTTACTTCCTTGACTATGAGTATTGGGATGTCGCTTACCTGCGTCCTTTCATGACTCATGATCTGGCGCGGACCGGTGACTCGATCAGCCAGTTGCTCGTCGTTGAGTATGGTCTTCGTTCTAAGAACGAGGCAGCCAACGGTAAAGTGACGGGTTGGGCACCTGCACCGTAAACGGTATTGGAAAGCCCCTCTTCGGAGGGGCTGACCTTTTCGGAGACAACATGAAACTGACTAAGAAACATTTTGGCAAGAAGCCAGAAAAGAAACCTGAAGGGAAGAAGATCGACCCTATTAAAGAACTTAAACGTGCCTATGCGGAGCCACAGAAAGTGGCGCGGGTAGGTGGGAAAGGATATGTCTAATTTCAAAACAGTGTTCGACCAGACAGAACACACAAAAACAGTCTATGAAGAATCTGCTGACCAAGTTACGCTTACTACTAGCCAAGACGCACAACCAATACTTGACAGAAATGCGTACGAACGAAATAACCAAGTCAATGCCAATGCCAGCGGACCTTTTGGCCGAAAGGTAGCATCGATCCCCTTGGTGGTATGGTCAGAGTGGATGAAACAAACCAATGGTGATATACAACATAACCCGACATTACTTGCGAAGTACCTGAACGATCCTGACAACGCATTCCTAAGAACACACAACAGCGTGGTATAAATTATGGCCTTTGGAAACTATGACGAACTAAAGACTTCTATCGCAAACTGGAGCGACCGTGATGACATGGGTCCTTTCATTCCAGATTTCATTGCGCTGTGTGAGGCAAGATTTAACAGGGAACTCAGGCTCAGATCAATGGAGCAGAAGGAGTACGCCAACACGGTTGGCGGACAGGCGAACTACGCCTTGCCGACCAACTTCCTTCAGATGCGTGAGTTCAGACTCAACACAAACCCAACGGTATCTCTACGCTATGTCAGCCCTGAAATTTACGAGGCATGGAACCTTGGTTCTGGCGAACCGTCGTTTTACACGATCATCGCAAATGAGATAAGGTTGGGCCCTGTGCCCGCTGGAGTATATGAAATGGAGATGCTGTTCTGGCGTAAGTTCCCCAACCTTGGCGGAACTACTCCGACCAACTGGATGCTACAGAATGCGCCAGATGTATACCTGTACGGATCACTCCTTGAACTTGAGCCGTTCATTCAGAACGACCAGAGAATAGCGGTATGGTCAGCAGGATACCAGAAGGCTATTCAGGACATCCAACTACAAGACGACAAAGACCGACACTCAGGGTCAGCACTCACGGTGCAGAACTGATGGCAGCACCTACATGGGATGGATGGCAAGCGGTATTCGATGCTCAGAATGCAGACGTAGAGTCGCATTCACCTTGCCTGTATCCTGCTCAGTGGCAGGTGATGGACATCCTTGACTGGGTGCCACAAATGTCAGGAACAGGAATCACATGGGATTTCTGTGCCCCTGAAGTAAACGCTTCAGCATTCTTTGCTATCGGCAATAGGATGCACGCAAAACATCATGATTTATGGACACCAGTAGGTGAAGAGGACACAGAATGGTTCAGAGTAAACTATCCAAAATAAAGTCAGCATGGGAAACCATAAACTTTGGCACACACTATAAGGTAGAGTGCGTCAGGGATGGAGAGACCGTATGGACTGAGGAAACTGATAACCTTGTTGTTTACCAAGGTCTTGAATACATCCTTGGGTCTGCTGTAGGTGATACAGAAAAGAAGGACCTGTTCTGTGGACTCTGCTCTGAGTATTCAGTTCATGGTTCAGACACCATGGAGGATCACACCTTCATAGAGTTTACTGGAACATCAAGTACCAAACGTCCACAGGCATTCTTTGAGAACACTGGACTGGTAGATGACTACTGGACTTATACCGCTTACAATGTCCAGTTCATGATCTTTGAGGGGGCCTACCTCCACGGTATCTTCCTGACAGACAACGACAACAAGGGTGAGGACAGCGGTATGCTATTCGGTGTAGCACCATTAAGCGACAATAAACACGTAATCGTAGGCGACTCACTCATCGTCACGATAATGATTTCCGCAGAGGGATAGAAAATGACAAAGCCTACAATTGATGTACACAAGCCAGAAGATGGAGACATCATTGGTGAGGGTGCTGAGCGAATCAGAGAAACAAGGCAAGGACTATACGATCTCCTGCCTATCAATCCAGACGACCTCGACTGGATGTGGACTGCAAACCATTGGCCAGCAGGTTCACTGACTGGAGGGGTAGACCCATCAGTTGACAATGAGAATCCTCCGACCAGTGATGCGTTCCAAGACAGGGCTTTCCTGATTGGACAGCAGACACTCCGATGGGATTTTGATATTCCAGTAGATCACAACGCAATCACACCCGGACCTATTGATGCCTCAGCCGTCACTGTAGACGTACCAGAAGGCTCTGTATGGACCGTGGTAGGCGATGAGGACTTATCAGTCCATTACCTCAGGGACTTGGAGGACGTTGATGTAGACAGTTCCAACAGCGGTGACGCACTGATATACGACCATACCTCAAACTCATGGTATGCAGCACCTGCCCCGCAGGGGCCTCAAGGGACGCAAGGTCCAGAGGGGCCACAGGGTATCCAAGGCGATCAAG